CTTTGATAGATACACTATAATAGGTGATGATATTGCGATTGCAGATCAGAAGGTCGCCCACAAGTACATGGAGTTAATGCCTTCTTTGGGGGTGGCAGTAAACCTCTCTAAGTCCCTAATACACGATGAGACTCTACTAGTCGCAGGGGAGATAGCTAAGCGGTTATACGTACAAGGTGACGAGCTGAGTAGTATACCGGTCAAATTGTTGGCAAAACTTCCACGGTTTGGAAAGTTAGCTCCACTTGTCCAGGATTTCATGGTAAGTCGTGGGGCACTCCAACAAAACGATTCAGTTTTAAAATTCCTAGTATCTGCCGTTGATAGGGATAGTATGGTCAACTTACTGAAGATCAACGCCGTTCCGTCAGGTATCTCAGGTTTAGGTTTCCCAGTTGGTCCTTACGCTGATAATCTTAAAATCTCGAATTGGACGACAGCTGTACAACTTGAAGAACAGGACATTATTGATGCCTATACGTTCACTCTTATCTCAGAGCAACTGAAGCGAATGGAGGCCCTTTTACGTCAGTCAGAGATACTAGAGGATACGTTCCGTCTTCTCAAAGAACGGAGAATCGCCAATCAGGGCACTCTACCGGGCATGTTAGCGGGAGACTTCTTCATAAAACTATCCACGTATCTGGGTCCTATCGATAATAATCATCCAATTTACCATGCAGCTGCCTACGAGGCTGTGCGCATAGGAAAGCTTCTTGCGAGTCTCCGAGCGGGAAGTGCTTCGCTAAGCTCTGTCGCTAGAAGTGGTCTTGTCGACTCGTTACGAAATAGTATCTGGGTGAAGAGTAATCAGTCAGAGGAAGAGCGAGGCCAAGTAATGTATTCTGTCTTTATGAATGCAGTCTCGAATATTGACAGAATGATAGATCAACCAGGTAAAGATTCAAAAGGTAATCCTATAACTCGGGGTCTTGAATTCACGATACCAGTTCTACAATTATCACGAAGTTACACAGTCTACTGGAAATTCCGAGGTGGCGTTTACGTTAACATGGTTCGTTCTAGAATATCACCCGATCTCGCTACCAATGTTACTAGATTAAATAGTTTAACAGACTCTGTGACTATCCTTAGACCTAGAAGACCAACTGAATAATGTATCATTTACGGGTGTGACTGAGAAGAACTTTGGACTCAAATCTGGATCAAGTTAGGAAAGTATCTCAAAGAGGTGACTAGGCCCATCTTCGAGAGATTACGGAACTAGGGAGTGAAAGAGTCCGGGTTCAAAGGGAAACGTGTTCCAGCCACAAAAGCTCAGGGCCTATCACAGTCTGGAAAACAAGATTATTAACGTTGTAGTCTTGTTCCGTTGGTTTCGCATCCGTTACGG